ATTGTGTTGAGGAGCTTAGTAAAAATACAAATTCTGGATATCCATTTTATGGTAGAAAGAATGATGAAGTTATAAAATATAACGTTCGCAAATGGGTCGAAAAGGTTTATGAAAATCCAAACCCTAGAATTATACTTTCCAACAATTTTGGCATTGATGAGGACTATTTCTCAGTTATGAATAATCCTTGTAAAATCTACTATAGGTTTCAAATCAAGGCTAAAGAAGTATCAAATTCTATATTTGAATTTATCGTTAAACATAGACAAGTGTTTTGTGTTCCTTTTGGCATTGTAGCAATTGAAGCAAGATATTTTCGAGACATTATCGAAAGGGTTAAACATCATCAATCAAAATTAACTGATCCAATATATCCAAGTGGTGAAAATAGGAGTGAAATTTCAGTTAGACACATTCTAAAACATAGAGAATGTCTGCCAGATAATCCTATTAAAGATTATTATTTAGTCTCTGGTGATTATTCTAAATTAGATCAATCAATTGAGCCTATAATGGTGGATTTATTCTTTGCAATTTGTGAAACTACAATGGATCTCAATGAAAAAGAGAAACAAGTTTATAATTATCTTAGAATGTATACTAAATTCACTCCACTCATTTATAAGGGTTTTCTTTTCTTTATGACCGTTGGCATTTCTTCAGGTCTTTTAATAACTAATCTTTTTGATAGTTTTGTAAGCCTTACCTTACTATATTTCACTCATTTAACCTTACTAGATGAGGATTGTGATGATGTATTTTATGGTATAATAGGTTATAATGATCTGGATGATGTAAAAATTGATCCAATTAGGTTAGATAATACTATATTTAAACCTTTGGAAAATTTTAGCATATATGGAGATGATTCAATTATCTATAACTCTGAAAAATTCTTTTGGCGATTGAAACGAATATGCCATTATTTTTCTTTGAACATAGAATTTGAAAACATAGCTAGAACAAAAAAAGATCCAATTTTCTTTTTAGGAACGTTTTGGGATCAGAATAACGAACCATTCCAATCTAGGATGTATATGATTAGTCATATGATATTCAGAGAGAAATGGTTCCGTAGTAAAAAGGAAATAGTTGATAGAGGCTATAAAGATTTTGACGACTTTACTTTAGCACGTTGTTTGGCTATTTGCCTTAGATTCAAAAACGGACTTGAAGAAATACTAATTTTACTCAAGGGTTGGAAGCCATTTGAGGATTGGTATTTAAATAAAAATGCAGGTTTTATAAGACCATCAGGATGGCCTTTTGACAAGGACACCTATATATCAAGAGATATGTGCCTACACT